TTCCATCTTTTTTGAAGTAGTCAAAGTTTGATTCTGTATGTCTAAATACATAGCCTAGCTTTTCCATTTTTTGTATAATTGTAGCTGATTCTTCTCGCTTTTCGTCATTTTCCCATCTTCTTTGATATAGCCATGTGCTGAAATGTGGCACAAATTTGTCCTCAATATCAGTTTGTTGAGCATTATAAATTTTAGCTATTTCATCTACATCTAGTCCAATATTGCCATCAACTTTGTTAAATTCTTGGTGTGCTTTAAACTTTGAGCCTCTTTTAATTTTTAACAAACTCCATAGTTGTTCAAAGGTGTCAGAGTATATATATTTATTATTAGGATTAGGATTAGGATTAGGTATAGGAGTTAAACTTTTGCCATTGGCAGAATGTCTAATCATTGCTCCTTTCTTTCCAGCCATTGACCTTTTCTTGTATTTATCTGTCAAATATTGATGTTCCTCTACAAGTCTTTTATGCACCCAATTATCTTTACCAACTTCTCCTATTTGAAAAAACTCTTCTAATACCTCATCAACCTTTTTTTGACATTGATCATCTATACATTGACAAATCCTATATGCAGAGTTTGTTGTAAATGGCTTTGTGTTTTTAGTCCAAGCAAAGCACAACAATCTAATGTAAATGCCTACTGCCTCGTTTGTTAAATGTACTGTTTCAGCACTAAATGTATCTGTAAATAATTGCAGTGCATGAAATTTATTGATTTCCCTTTCCATAAAATAAATATCTCCTTTCTAGTTGATTTATCTCTATGTTTGTTTTTATTAATAGTTGCTTTTCAGTTCCGAACTTTTCTTCAAACAACTTTTTATTAAGGTGTATTGACTCATTACTCATATTATGATGTTTTGGACATAAAGGAATTGTATCTTGATGATCTGGTCTTAAAGATAGTCCTGTATGTTTTCTAATATGATGTATAACTACATTTGTAGAGCCACAAGCAACACAACCTAATTCTTGCAATCTATTAAATCTTATTTTATCTTTTTTCTTCATAAAGAATTATTAGTTTTTTACCATCAAAGTAATACCCACTAATCTTTCTTTTGCTTTTTTTTTTCACTTTTCTTTTCTTTTTTGACATAATCTTTATAAACAGGATTGTTAGTTATAATCCTACCTCTAAAAGTATCAAGCCATTTGCAATGTTCGTCCCATTCTTTTTTATTCATCAATTACTCTTTTTATTTCATCACAATGTGCTTTTATTTTACCAAGTTCTTCTGTTATCTTAACTTGATAAATAGTATTTTTAGCAACATCATCAACTTCTATCAATTGATTTAATCGTATCATTCTTAACAATCTTTTAAATGCTCTTCTAACATGAGTATCCGACATATCAGAAACCATAAGCCATTGATTTTTTGATCGTGAAAAATAATATTCTTCTGGAGTACTTACAACATCGTCTTTATTAAAATTTTCATTACTCATGTTTTCTCCTTATATAAATCTCTGTGAAATCTTAATGCATCTTTTTTAGCATCCTTAACCATATCATTTAAAACATGCGCACAAGTATCATTTACATTTAAAGCATTGTGCATTCCATCTCTCATTTGCATAAAAAATACAAATCTTCTTAATGTTTCATCTTTAGGGTCTAATGGATATTTTTGCCATTTGTTAGCAAATTTAATTAAATCTTTTTTTACTAACTCTTGTATTTTATTAAATACTTTTTCTTGTCTTTTATTTTTCATACCAATCTCCCTTGATTAACATTTTCAGGTTTAAAAGGTTTCCAATCAAAATCAACAAGTCTATATTTCTTATTATTAAATTTTGATTTAAAACTTTCATCTGTGTATTGTTTTGCTTTTTTTAAGTCGGCATAAGGAATAAACATATATTCTTTACCATGTGTTATACCTAATGACTCTTTCTTTCTTAAACATTTTTTATAAATGTAGTCTCTTACACTTACTTTACCTAACCATATTTTATCTACTTGAACTTTGATCATCTTTGACCTCCATTTCTTTAGTTAAAACTAATGGCTTTTGCATTCTTGTTGTATCCATAACACAAGATGTTGAAACATCTTTTAAAAAAAAAAATAATACAGATACTTTTAAAGCATCAGCTATTTCTTTTATATTAAATGCATTTGTTCCATTAGTACCTTTTTCATATTTTTGTACTTGCTGAAACGTAACACCTAGTTTTTTTGCTAACCAAGATTGAGTTTTTCTTAACTCTAATCTTCTTGATTTGATTTTTTGTCCAACAGATATGTTGAACTGCTTATGTTTTTCCTTTAACATAATGGCTCCTGTGTGTTGATTGTTAAGTGGTGGGAAATCGGAAACCCACCACCATTAACTAGAAAGGGAGCAGAAATATGACTTGATTCGAAATTTCTTACTCTTACCTTTTTTTTATCCGATTTTAACATTTGATTCCACTATAAAATAAATTGTGCATAATCAGGTTGTAATAATTTAGCTATATATGTGTTTTTGGCAAAATACAGGCTTTTTTGTGTTTAAATAAGTTTTTGCTTTTTATGTCATATTTGGCATAGTACCATTGACTACGTATAAATCGGAACTCGTCGTTAAACATATAAAATCCGTTTTCAGAGCCGCTGGGGATAATTCTAAGTTTTGTCTGTGAATGTCGTTGTTTCTTTACCAGTGAAAGTCCTCGCAAAGTGCTGGGTAATTCCTACGATGTAGTCAAGTAATGGCGAAACAAATACAATTTGTCTAGTTATCGTGATGGATAACTACTGATGATGCCAGTCGCATTAATTTTAACTAGGAGGAAATCATGAAAAAAGGTCATGATGTAAAATATATGCTTAAAAGAATCAATGATGATAGAAGTAAAAAATCTGATTATCTTGTTGATATAAAAAGCATACAAGTAAAAACTAATGCATTTAGTTTTCCAAGCATTAGTGTTGATCACTTACAAGATAAAGAGTTTGTCTTGGAGGATCATTCGTTAAATCAACTATGTGGCAAGTTAGAAATCGGTACGCAGTATTTAAGAAAATGCTTACCTGTTTCTCAAGAACTTGTAACTCACAATCTTAACTTTTGGATAAACAATAGTAAAGAAAAAGAGTTAATGTTAAGAACATATGTTGATCGACATGACGACATAGTAGCAAGAGCACTTTGTTCAAATCGTTATAAAAGAATTGATAACGATGTTGTAGCAAATCACTCACTTAACAAACTTATGGACTTAGGTTTAGATATTAAGTATTCTCATTACGATAGAGATACACTTAATATTACTGCCGTAAATCCTAAACTTAAAGGTGAGGTAACTAAAGGTGATGTCGTTCAAAGTGGTGTTACAATTACTAACAGTGAAATCGGTAGTGGTAGCTTAATCATTCAACCATTTATTTACAGATTAGTTTGTACAAATGGCATGGTTGCTCCAAGATACTTGAATAGATTTTATTCAAGACATGTTGGTAAAATTGTAATTGATCCAAGTAATGATGATCAATATGTTACAATTATTGATAAGATGCAAAAGCAGATTGATCTTATCAGCAGTAATGATGTTTGGAATGAAAGTTTTGATGGCTTAGTAAAAGCTACAAAACAGTCTATCAACTCACATCAAATTGTAGAGTTAGCAAAGCGACATGGTGTTTCTGAATCTGAAAGAGCACAAATCTTTGAGAGACTTAACCATTATGTTGGTGATACTTTTACGACAACAAAGTACGATCTTGCTAATGCAGTAACCAACATTGCTAATGATGAAGAAAAATCAAACGAAAGAGCAAGAAAATTACAAGAACTTGGTGGTTTGATTATCTTTGCTCATAACCCAATGCAGATAAGAATATAGACGAAACAAGGGGATTCAATTCCCCTTGTCTATCTAGAGTTGTTTCTAGGTACTGATGATGTCAGCTACATTAAATAACTAGAAAAGGACAAATATGTCAATTCAACCACAACACTTATTAGTAGAAGAAAAAGGTCTTTCTAATCAAATTAAAAGATTAAAAGATTTAGTTCCTACTAAAGAAGATGCAGATTTAGATAATTTTATGTTCACTCCTAAATATCTACAAGAAAGATTAATTTCTATTATTGAAGATTTAGAAGTTGTTAGAGATTGTCTTAAAACTGAAAATGATAGGATTTTAAAAGATAAACTTTTTGATTCTAGACCATCATCTTCTAATGGTTAATAATCGTAAATGTGGAGATTGCAATTTATGTTGCAAAATTCCTCATATACTTAAACCTAAAAACTTTAAAACCAAGATGTATTCTTGGTGTAAGCACTGTGAAATCGGAGTAGGTTGTAAAATCTATAATGATAGACCTAAAACTTGCAAAGATTTCATTTGTGCTTGGCTTAAAGGTATTGTTCCTGAAGAATGGAAACCTAATAAAGTTGGTTTTTATATTACTCTTGAACAAAAAGAACAATTAAGAGATAAAGTTTTTGTAATTTATGCTGAAACACATAAAGTTCATAATATTCATAAACATCTGAAAGAACATGATTTTTTTGATGATGATGGTAGCTTATGGAAATATGTAATTAGGTATAATGAAAATGAAGATGATTTAGCAGTCTTTGATAAAGCTAAATTTGGAAACGAATTAAAGTTTTGTAAAAGAGGCGAATTATAAATAGGTGGGGATTCTTCCCCACTTATAAATTTAAACAAGGGAGATAATATGTTAATTTTTGGAAAAAGTAAAAATGATTGGAAAGCATTAGAACTCTACTATCGTAGAGAGTGGATATGCTTTTTAGTAGGTTTTATCTTGGGGAGTTTGCTATGGTAGATTCTTGGAAAGATAAAAGAATAAGTGCTATGAATAGAGTAATTAAAAGAAAAGGTCGTAGCACTTTAGACTATTTAGATGAGTATGATTCTGTTTGCTTATCTAAATGTAAAAATAAAACAGAATATAAACTAGAGAGGAAAAATGAAAAAAATAATGAAGTCGAAGATCATTTGTGGGTACCTTGTACTCCTAGGCATTTGCCTGAGTAATTGTGCGTATAACCCAGTGATTGATACTGCTGGTCGTAGTGGTACTTTCGATGAAGATAAAGCTAAAGAAATTACTAATGATTTGCAACATTGTAAAATGGTAGCGGATACAAATAGTACTTTCTGGGGTGGCATTGCTTTCTGGGTAGAAAGTCCTACTGCTGAAACGCAACATGAATCTATATATAGAAAATGTTTAATTAATCGTGGACACTCGGTTTTAAACTAGAAAGGAATGTATGGATAAAAAAGAAAAAACCAATTTGTTATTAAATGGTTTAATTTCTAAGTTGAGCAAAGTTAATTCTCCACAAAGAAATAAGCTATTAAATAGTGCGATTGGTCTTAAGTTTAAGCTAATTAGACTTGAGAAAAACATAACTGCAGAAGCAGTTGTGCAAGACAATAAAGAAGTGTTAAATGATGTTCATAGTTTGTATAAATTTGAACAAGGCATTTTTCATTTTGGTAAATTATATGCATTAACAAACTATTATAATGTTGATGTAAATGATTTATTTAAATTAACAGAAAGGTAAACTTATGCAATACACTTTAAAAAATGGTATTGTTTTATACTACGACGATCCAACTCATACATATAAAGTTGGTGGTAAAAAAGTGCCAAGTGTTACTGGCATTACGAGTAAAGGATTAATTAAAGATGGCTTGACTAATTGGAAAGTTTCATTTCCACTAGGTTTTGCTAAAAGAGAAATTAATGCTTTGCTTAATAACAATGTTTCATTAGATAGAATGTCTTTAGAAAAAATATTTAGTGATGCACAAGATAGTACAAATAAGATAATGAAAGAGGCTGGTAGTGTGGGCAGTGTTGTTCATGGATTAGTCGAAGATTATCTTAAAAATAAAGAGATTCCTTCTCAAATTGATAAACGAGTTGTAAATTGTTGGAACTTGTTTTTAAAATGGTGGGAAAGTCAGGATTACGAGCCTGTTGAAATAGAGAAAAAAATCTATTGTAAAAAATACAACTATGCTGGTACTCTTGATCTTGTCGTAAAAGACAAGAAAGGAAATCTTGTTTTAATTGATATTAAAACAAGTAACCAAATATCATTTGATTATCATTTACAATTAAATGCTTATTGGTTTGCGTATGAGGAAGAAACTGAAAATAAGATTTCTAAAGCTTTAGTAGTTCGACTACCTAAAAGCGATAAGAAAATTGATGTTCAGGAAATTCCTTTAAATAAAAAACTTCTTAATGCTTTTATTGGAGCAAAATACATAATGACTTCAATGAATAAGTATTGGGATAATTAAAAAGGAGAATCTGATGGGATATAATAAACCACAGTACAACAACAATGGTAACTACCAAAAGAAAAGCTACAACAATAATAGTGGTAGCAATGGTGGTACTGCCGAAATGACATCTACAAAAAAAGATGGTGTCATATTAAAAGTTATCTTAAATAACCAAAACTTAGTGTTAAAAGGTTTTTTTGATAACAGAACTAAAGGTTGGAAGTTGTTTCCATACTACGACAAAACGAAACAAAATCCGCAGTTCAATCAACCAAAGCAATCGTTTCAACAAGGAAATGATATGGACGACCAATTACCTCAATCTGAAAAGGAATGGGGAAAGTCGGACTTCAATCCTGATGAATACGAGCAACAGTTAAGTCAGAACGATTATAAGTAATGGCAGAAAAAGATTCATTACCCAATTACATCAAGTTAAGACCAACTGAATTTGACCCTAATAAAATTCTTATCTACATAGATACTTTAGATAAAAGAAGTATTGATGCAGAAATAGAATATGACGAGGCTAAAGATCAAGTTCAAGAAGTCTTTGATTTTGTTGTAAGTGAAAAGCAGATAAATGAATCTATATCTGTTGCACAAGCTAAAGTTAAAGCAACTAATGATGAGAGATATAAGGAAGTTAAAAAAGAACTTTCTCGTAGAAAAAAGCTACATCTTTACATGAAGATTGAAGCTAAAAATGCTCATAGTTATTGTGATAGCTTAAAACAAAAATCTATTAACCAATTAGCTATTGATAAGTTGACTAATTGGAAACCAAATTAATAGTGTGTGTGGGGAGCAATCCCCACATTTCTAATGTTTAACTACATCAAGTCCTTTGATGTCAGTACTTTCCTTAATTACTTCGTAAGTATAATTATAGTTAACAACTATTACATCTTCATATTTTGAAATTTCATTTATTGTATTATTTATTTTTGGAAATGTAGGATAGGTGTCAATAAATCTTAAAGCTATAAAATGTCCATAAGGACTATACTTTGATTCTAATTGTAGTTCTAATTCTGTAATAACTGCGTCAATGCCCATGTAGGCATATTACTATTTCTTTCTCATAATGTCAGCACCTTTAAGTCCATAGATTGCAGATACTACACCAATAAAAATTGCTTGATACCAATAAGGTAGATTTTTAAAATACTCAAAGAACAAATCTATTCTATCACGAATCGTAGGATCGTCAGAAAAAACAGACCAACCCAATAAAAGAATAGGCAAAGATACGAGAATAAGGACAAATTCATCTTTCCAACCATTATCATTGCTCTCAATAACTTTCGCTTTATATTCAATCTCACCTTTCGCCATTTGCTCTGCATGGTGCATCTGAGCATCTGACATCAACTGTTTAGTTCTTTGTTTATTTTGGTAAATTCTTGCACCTGTCTTTACACCTAAACTTAATAAATTCAACCACATAATTACTTTTCCTGTATTTTTTCTTTAAGCATATCTATAACATGCTTAGCTTTTTCTAAATCTTTTAACTGATCTGTTTTATTTTTATGCTTTAAATTATATCTTGATATGTATTTTATCACTTTTGTTTGACAAGCATTAAAATTATTATCCATGCAATAGTCCAAAGGTTGCAATTTAAGCTTTTTATACCAATCACCACCCACTTGCTCGGAAAATGCCGAATCTTCGTTCTGTGTGCCTCTATGGCTCTTTAAAAGGGTATTTTTTAGCTTATTAGACTTTGTCATACTATTTTTTTAATCCAATCGCCTTTATCGTTTAAAACCATTGGTAACAATCTTGGTACACCATTTAAGATAATACCGCAACCTAATATAAACCTAGTCTTAAAATTTTTTGCATAATTAAAAGCCATACTTTTTTGGTTGATCAAACAACCTACATTCATAGCAAAAAACAAGTTATCAGGATTAGCCCAATAACTAATTAAAAACTTTGTATGATAATGTCCTTGTACTGCTGACATACCCATTGTTTGAGATACTTTTAAAATATCTGCACTTCTTCCGTGTGTAAAAAAACATCTTTGTCCATTTGACATTGTAAGTGTTAAGTCATCTACCCAATTCCACTTTCGAGTTCCTAAAAATTCTCCATAGGGTTTTAAAAATTGTTTAGACATTCCAAATTTTAATGCTCGTCTATAAACTAAACTGCTATGATTTGAGTCAACTTCTGTTACTTCTGGAAATATATCCTCTAATTGTTTTATATATTCTTTTGATTTGTCTAACTCGTGTCCAGCAGAATATAAATCAGGATCGTGTGTGTGCATATTAATTGCGTGAAAATCTAAAAGATCACCTATGTTGACAACAAAATCAGGTTTAAATTCTTTTTTTATTTCTTTTAAAAAAGTTATCGAATCACGATGTTGATATGGCAAGTGCATATCACTAATAACTAAGATTTTTTTATGACTCATACAAGTGTTACTTGTACAATTAATTTGATAAAATGTAAAGTAGTTGACCTATTACAAGAATCGCTACTGCACCTACACCATACATTAACCAATTTGTAATTGTACCAAATTTTTGATCTAACTTTTCATGTATCTTATCAATGTCATCGTGCATATGTTTAAGATGATTACTTTTTAGATTAGATATATCTCTTTTGATTCCTGTAATATGTCCATATAAAGCGACTATATGTTCGCCTGTTGTTTTAGGCTTTTTAGTCATCACTTTTTTTTTCTTGCTTTATATTTTTTAATACCTTGTGAAATAAATATATTTTTATACAAAGAAACCTTTTTACCAAACTTTTTATCTGCTTTTCTTTTTACAGATTTATAAGCTTTAGACTTTTTATTAAAAGACTTTGGCTTTCCTAATCTTTTTGGTCTAGCTTTAGCATATATAGGTTTCTTTGTAGCCATTACTTCTTCTTCTTTTTTTTCATTTTACTTTTTTTTGATGGTCGTCCTCTTTTACTTCCGTATGTTCCTCGTCCTCTTGGCATGTTTCCTCCTATTAGTTTGCAAATTTACCAGCAGACCATTTAGCCTCTGGTAATCCATTTTTAAATTCCTTACCATTAAATGTCAATACTTGTTTTCTGTTGCTACCCTCGTTATAGCTACAATGTACCCAGCCACTATTTGCTCCTTCTTCTTCTTTCCAAAACTCTAATATCAGCTGATCAAAGTCGCAGTTATTTTGAATCCAAATTGCTAACTGTAAATTTGATACACCAGCTATTTCAAAATCTACTGCCTGTCCTTTTGTGTGCTGACTTGTCTTTGACGATTTAATTGCAACACAAAGTTCTTCACTACGATAGCCTGATGTCACCATAATTGGTTTGTCGAACTTTGCTCGTACAGGCTCAAGAACTGCATAACAAAGATCAGTTAAGTTTTTAATCTCCCCACTACCAGCTTTGTTTTTTATACCTAACCTTGTAGCAGTTGAGGACTTTTCAAATTCAGATAATTTAAAATGTTTTGATAATTGCATAATTTCTCCTATCTTGAGTTAGCTGGTACACCTTTAGAATTTACGAATGGTTGTTCTGCGAAAGCCATGTAGACATATGTTGCACCAGAAGCATTCCATTGACCGCTTGATGTTCTTAATTTAAAACCATTGCTTAAAAGGTCTGCTCTGTCATTTGAACTATCTTCTACATTAGATCCATTAGGAAATAATTGAGAACTTGCTCCATCATTATTAGGATCTCTTTTATTATCAATCAAACCCCAATCTTCTGTTGCACTTGATTTTTTAATTATTAAAAAAGCTGGTCTAAATCCTGTGTAAATAAATGCTCCATCAGCATTTCCATTTCCTGTGTATGAGCCAAACTTACTGAAACCTTGTTTTTCTGCAAATGCGTAAGTTACAAAAGTATAAGTGTCATTATATATATTTCCACCAGCAGTCCAAACTGAAGATGTTGGATCGGTGTTGTTATGAAAATTAGCTGAAGCACCACTTTCAGCATTAGTTAAATTTAAATAAATATTTTTTGTATTTCCAATACTTGCATGATAGGTGTACCAATCATAAGAATGTGATCTAGCTTTTGTAATAATCAGTTTAGGAACAGCATTTAATCCATGTCCAACTGTAGCATTACTACCTGTACCTGTCCATGTTGAAATTGAAAAACCAGCAGTTTGACTTACTGATGTTGAAGTTGTGTTTATACCGCCATCTGTATTAGCAGAACCTGAACCAGCTCCAGCTTTCCAGCACCAAGCTACATGAGTTCCAGAGCTATGATTTGCGTCTCCATCATTTCCAAGAGTAAATCCATTAGAGCCAAATGCAGTTAATCCATTTGCATTAGTATTTTCAGCTCCATTTGTATTTGAATATATATATTTAGTTGCACCTCTAACAGAATCATACAAAACATGGTAGTTAGTGTCATTTCTTCTTTTTTGCCAGACAAGATCAGGTTGCATATCTTCTTCACCATCTAAAGTAATTGCATGACCAGCACTTCCATTTCCACTATAAGTCTTAACCTGAAAATATAATTCTGGATTGTCTATTGTTGTATAAGCTGCCATTTAACCTCCATCACTTCCTAAATTTTTTGTGCATAACGCAAGGTAGCCACTAGGTGGTGCATATTCAAAAGCACCATATCCATTTGCATCTGCCGCATCTGAAGAATTAGCATAGCTTGGAGAGCCAAAATTACAAGACCATAAAGCCGCACCGCCAGAACTTATTGTTGTAACTGCAAAATGATAAAAATCTCCAGCAACTATTGCATAAGCTCCAGTGCCTGTTGATCCTGATTCTGGATCGCCAGAATTAATCCATGAATTATTTTTTGCGAAATATAATTTGTTATTATCTAAATCCATTGCTATCGAAATGATGTCTCCATCTGTAAATGTAGCTTCGCCAGTATCATTGTTGCCATTGCTAGTTCTAACATTTCCAGTAGCACCATAAGCCCAAGTAGTTCCTGAAGTATAATTTCCTAATCCTGTTGTTGCTGAATAAGCATTGTCAGTTCTATAAATACCAACATTTTTATCAACACCACTAAATCCAGATACCGCCTTAAATTCTGCGTACCACTTCCCATTTTGTACTGCCATAGAACTTACAGCATGACGATAATTTGCATCACTAGCAACGACATTTAAGTTTCCTTCACTAAAAGTTAATCCAGAGTTAAGAAATAAAGGATTTAAAGTACAAAAATTATTAGTGGGCGAGTCCACCGCCTGATCTGTTGCGGCTAAACTATTTGAAGTAAAATCATGTCCTTCTCCACTTTCGTCATCATCTAAGTCTCCAGAATCTTCGAAGTCTAGATAAAAGCCATCGTTACCATAGGAAAGACCACTTGTTTCTTTAGGCTTCCAAATTCTTGGGCTATCGCTGTCAAACTCCCCAAACTCTGTGCAAGCATAATGTTGACCTGTGCAACAATGAAATTCTGCCATATACCCATTAAAATTATAAAATGTATCATTCTGTGATCTTAAACTTCGACCTACTGTAAAATCTTGACTACCATTTGTTAAAAAAGTTGCTATTTGATAGCCTGTGCTTGATGGTGCGCTAAATAAATCAAAAACTGTTTCTCTAACTCCGTTTACCCATAATTGAATACGATCATTTTGAGTGCCATCTAGTCCATCAACTCGTATATGGATATTATACCACGCACTGACGTCTCGAAACTTTTTTGTTGTAATTATATAATATTGCGATGTTCCACCACTATCTCTAAAATTTATTAATAATGCGTCATCAGTTGTAAAATGACAAAATGTTCCATGAGCAGTAGAATTTGTTCCTTTTCTTCCAAAAAGTCCTTGATCTGTTCCAAGTGTTGATCTTTTAACCCAAAAATTAAATGTTACTTCATCATAATAAGCATTTGAACAAGTTCTATTAAAATAAGCATCACCAGCAAGTCTTACTGAGTTTGCTATTTCAAAACCAGTTGAAGCTGTTGCTGAAGCTACATTTCCAGATGGAATTGTTGGTAGTGGCATTTTAAATCTCCAATGTTGGAAACTCGCCTAATGGTCTTTCATGAACAGGATTTTCTTCTGTGCCTGTATTAACATAAATATAAAGAGTTTCTAAAGCACTTACATCACTTGCATTTTGAATTAAAGTTTCCATTTCATTAGACCTTGTTCTTACATTTGCTCTATAAGTTTTTATATTTTCTGGAATAGTATAAGTGTCATCGTCTAATGCTTTATGATTATGCCAATCAGTTGATTCTAATAAACCACTAGCTTGTTTTTTTATAATTTCTTTTTTTTTAGATTTTAAACCTTTGACTTTTAAATCACCAACTTTTCTACCATCAAGATATTTTACATCAATAAGATCAATATCTTCTTGAGTATAAAAACTATCTTCTAATTGTCTAGGTATTGCACTTCCATAACTTGCGGTAACTTGTCCATCTGCATAGTTAAAAGATTGATTTGTATTTATATAAAACTCATCATTTTTTTTATTTGAATCGTTAAAAATTACTTCGTAAATCCCAATAGCTTCTCTTTCTTCGTTTGTCCATCTAAAAGAAAATATGTTTTTTGAATAACGAGTATCTCCAATAACTAAACCTTTTGGATTATTTATTAATTTTGTAATTGTATTATCTTCTACTAAAGCCCACATATTTTAACTTTCACTTAAATTTAATGTTCTACCTACTTCTTGCCATACTGCACCATTATATCTAAATACGAATATGTCTGTCTTTGCATCTGTATCAGTAGTAGTTGGCTCTGTACTTGCCGCAAATTCAAAAACAGTATTCCAACCAATAGTGTGGCTACCATTATAATTAATTTCTAAACAAATAAAAGCACCCTCTACTGCATTACTTGGGGCAGAAAAAGTCGTGTTTTCTGTTGTTACATGAACTGCGTTAGATTTAGCTTGTGCATCCCAAGCTACCGCATTTGAAGATGAAGTTAATGCTTGTTGTGGAACATAAGCCATATCATTAAATTTAATTGCTCCTGTGCCATTTGTTGTTAAATCTATTGCTCCATTTGCTCCATCAGTTATTGTAATGTTTCCTGAGTTCGTTCCACTATTTGTATCTAAAACTAAATCGTATGTTCCTTTAGTAGTTAAAGAAGCAGAAGCCGCACCTGTTCCTATAACAACTTCTCCTGAGCCTTTTGGTTTTAAATGAAGATCAACATTTGTTTCTCCACTTGCTCCGAGAATAGGTGGATTACCTGTTGCCGCATTTGTAACTTCTAATTCATTAACTGCTGAAGCAGTTGTTTGAAATAT